TACGAATATATGCCCAATCAGTTTGTGATAAAAAACTACCCTGTATCTTTTTTATATCAGCAATATACTCTGTTTTAAGACCTAGTTCAGTTCTTTCGTTACCATCACTATCAGTAAAAGGTGTATCATTTATAGGACGTTCTACTACAGTCCATTCTCCATTTAAGTTAGGACCACTAACTCTATAAAATTTTTCATCAGGTTTTTCCTGCACCGTAACTTCAGACAAACTTATAGCAGTTTTTTCATCAGAAGACCAAACCATCCAATTACTAGGATGTTGAACACCATTATCATCAGTCCATGCGTGACCTTCTTTAATTACTCTGCTATTATTATATACCCACATAGTTTATTCTCCTTATCGGGCTGTTGCTACAGATATATCTGCACCACCAAAAGGCATTTCAGCAAAAGCCATAACAACATAAGTACTACTATCTGCATTTACATTAGAATCACTACTACGACATTTAAACCCATTAGCTAAAATATCTATGTAATCATTTGTACCTTCACCATCTTTATTATTTATATCAAGATCATTATTATCAGGATTTAATCCTACTCGTTGGTTATCAATAATAACCCAATCACCAGTACTATTAAATCTTTTTATAATAACACAAGCTGGTTTAAAACCAGTATAAATAAAAGCACCATCAGTACTACCATTACCTGTAAACTTTGAAAATTTACTATATCCCTCAACTTCTGCAAAAGCATATGCAACATAAGTTCCACTTGAAGCATTAACAGCATCGTCTGTTCCAATACTAATAACACTGGACGTAGGTGCTGTAGTATTCCAATAACTAGATGAAGAAGCTTCTGCATCAGTATTATTAAGCTTTAAATATTTAGATGTACTAGCCAAACCTGAATGATATACAGCCCAACCAGCCGAAGAGTCTCTACGTTTAATCCAAACGACTGTTGGAGCAGTTCCTAGCCCATGTCCAATAGTAGCATTAGAGCCTGTTCCTGTATAAGTTGATACAGAAAATTTAGATGTAGAGTTTAATGATGTAGTAGTAGTATTAATTGATCCGTCTGTATTAGATGATCCTGCACCGCCTTGAGTTTTCCACTGCCACGCGACATACGTTCTACCTGATCCGTTAAAGTTTGGATCGGTAGTATCAAGATCAAAGCCGTCAGTTTCAAACGTGAGTTGCGCGGTGCCATCCGTATCTTCCGCAGAATCTTCATTAATTTTAAGGCGCTGAGTTACTCCTCTAGCTACATCCCACATTACATGATTGTCGCCATTTGATCTAGGGCCAATAAACAACATATCAGGTTGAAAATTACCAGAGTTAGCATCATTAGTAATTGAATGACCGCTTGATCCATTACCTGTATAAGCTGTTGCGTTAAAGTGTGCTGTTCCATCAACAATACTAGGAGCAGGTAAATTAGAAGAGTTTAGTGCTTTAAATCCTGCTGGTGGAGTATTTTGAAAAGACGACTGCCCAAAGTTAGCAATTAATCTACTTGTTCCTGTACCATAGTCAACCGCAACAGCAGGAGCAAATGTTCCTGAAATACTAGAGTATGCTTCGCCAGTTCCTCCCGCAGGATCACCAGAGTTTTGGAAAGTTCCGTTAATGCTCCAGTAAATTTTACCATTATCCAAATCAAGAGCAACACCAATATACTGTCCTGCTGTAAAAGCACTACCATAAGAAGCAGCACTATTATTATTAATTTTTTGACCTGTTGTTGCAAAAGCATATCCTGTACTATCAGCAGAGAAGTTTGCTCCTGCTGATCCAGCAGTTATATCAAACTCAGTTCCAACAATTCCAATAAACTCACGATTAACTCCTGACTGTCCAAGAGAATCGGCCTCTACTTCCCAATACCATTTACCACTACTAACACCAAAGGTAGCTCTAATATCATTAGTTGAACCACTATTTGCATTTGCAATGTTTAAATTACCATCTGTTAATGTAACATTGCTTCCTGTTTGAAAGTCAACTCTGTTTAGTGTTGGATAATTTAATGTTGGACTATCATTAACTTGATCTGCCGCTGCTAATCCTGATGATGTAAAATCGTTACCATTACCTGATTCGTCATCTCCTAAATCAGAGCTATCACGACCATCAATATGAAAACCGTTCGTTCCAAAACTGCCTGAGTATGCTATTGGTTTCCATACTCCATTATCATCAAACTCTCCAAAAGCTGTTGGGGCTGCTTGTGTTCCGTCAATTAAATACATTTCAGCTATATAAGCATCAATATAATTACTACCTTCTTTACCGATATTATGTGCTACATTATCATTAACATCAAAAGTAAAATCTTGACTCGGGTCGTTTGAAGTAGAAAAACTGGTAACTTGTACACCGTTAATGTAAATTTTAATACGGTCTCCTGCCGTGCTATCTGTAGTGTCAACAGCCAAAACAATGTGCTGCCATGCTGTAGGATCACGAAAAACTTGAGTAGTTGCTCTTAATGTGCTACCATCAATTAAGTATAATTTATCATCACTATCAGACCAACCAAACTCTGTGCTGCCAGCTTGTAGTATACTATATCCACCGCTAGTACCACTAGCAAAGGTGTTTACTTTCCACCAAAAACTAAATGTCCATGTACGGCGATTAGACGAACTGTCAGGTGTTCTAGTTAAATAGGCGCTATCTCCCATTGTAAATCTAATAGATTGGTCAATGCTAAAGCCAGTTGATTGTCCACCCGCACCCATCATTATGTTTTGAAAAACCATTTAATAGTCCTTTAACTATAAGCTTGTGTCATAACAGCCTGAATATTTTCAGCAGTGCCATCACTTGATACAGAAAGAATAATATAATCTAGTCTGTCTACAGCATCATCAGTAGTTGAAAACGTAGGTGCTGTACCACCAATAAAGTTCCAACAAGCATTATACGATACTGTCCCACTACCTCCTTGCTGATGCAAGAAGATACTGCCAACCTGTCCTACTCTAGCATTGGTAGGTCTAGCAAGAGTATGTGCAGCAGTAACAGAAGTAAAGAAGTTTTGTGCAGTACCGAAGTTAAGAGATACAGAAGTAATGCCATTAATTGCCGTTGTTTCAACAGCAGCCGCTGCCGACTCTGTAAGTTGTAACTGTCCTTCAAGAGATACATTACCACTTACACGAACAGTACCAAGAAATCCTGAATTACCTGTAATAGTTGCTGTGCTTAACAAGTTAGTTGCTCCACCCACGCTAAGAGTAGATGCCAAGCTAACTGCTCCTGCAACTGTAAGAGTACCACCTACATTAGCATTACTTACTGAGGTTGCTCCGCTAACTCGTACTGTTCCAAGAAAACCAGCATTGCCAGCAACTGTAACTGTATCAAGTAAATTAGTAGCGCCACCAACACTTAGTGTAGATGCTAAACTTGTTGCACCACCAACTGTTAATGTGCCACCAATATTTACATCGCCACTTACTGAGATGTCTCCATCAAATGTAATACCGCCAGTAGCAAATATAGTTCCACCAACAGAGACATTCCCTGCTACATCTAAATTACCACTTACAGACACTGCATCCTTAAAGATGCCCACACCTGCTACTGTAACCGTTGAAGCAAAGTTAGCTGCACCACCTACACTTAAAGTTGAAGCTAGGCTGACGGCTCCTGCTACGGTTAGTGTGCCACCTACATTTGCATTGCTTACAGATGTTGCACCACTTACACGTACACTACCTAAGAAACCAGTAGCTCCTGCTACAGTAACAGTGCTAAGTAAATTAGTTGCACCGCCCACACTTAATGCGCCACCAACACTCATAGCACCTACAACAGTAGCTGTACCTCCAACCACCAAGTTACCACTGACAGATACGTTGTTGTCAAATGTACCTTCACCTGTAACAAACAAAGTTCCGCCAACAGATGTATTACCTGCTACATCAAGTGTACTAGCCATCGTAGCTGCACCGCTAACTCTAACAGTACTTAAAAATCCTGTGGCACCTGTTATGGTTACTGTGCTTGCAAACTTAGCAGCATCACCTACAGAAACTGTATTTTTTAAATGAGTTGCACCAACTACACTAAGAGTACCACCTACAAGAGCATTGGATACAGAAATATTACCACTAACCGTTCCACTTGGAACATTAGTTAAGTTAGCGCCATCACCATAAAAAGCTGAAGCACATACTCTAGCATTTGCTGCTTGAACATTATCACCTAAAATTGTTACAGTACCGCCTACAACTAAACCAGCACTAATTGAAACAGTACTATCAAATGTACCTGCACCTGTAACAAATAGCGTTCCACCAACAGACGTATTACCTGCTACGTCTAATGTACTAGCCATTGTAGCTGCACCACTAACTCTTACAGTACCTAAGAAACCTGTAGCACCAGAAATTGTAACCGTACTAAGAAGATTGGTTGCGCCACCTACACTGAGAGTTGAGGCTAGACTAACTGCTCCCGCAACTGTAAGAGTACCGCCTACATTTGCATTGCTTACAGATGTTGCACCACTTACGCGCACACTGCCTAAGAAACCAGCATTGCCAGCAACCGTAACTGTGCTTAGTAGATTAGTTGCTCCACCTACACTAAGTGTGCTATTAAGGCTTGTAGCTCCTGCTACTGTAAGCGTACCACCAACATTTAAATTACCACTAACAGATATGTTGCCTTCAATAATTGCATTACCAGCAATCGTTACATGCGTAGCAAACGTAGCCACACCTGTCTGTACTAGTGTGCCACCAATAGAAGCATTTGTTCCAATGTTTAGATCACCGCTTACAGATGTATCACCTTTTACAACTAGGCTACCGCCAACATTAACTCCGTTAGCTACTGTAATTGAACTAACACAAATGTCTCCACCAACACTAGCTGTTATTCCTGTAAGATTAGAACCATCACCATAGTAAGCAGAGGCACATACATTATTATTAACAATTAAATTATTTTTAACTGTTGCTGTACCATCTACAAGAAACGCAGTCTGAGCAATAACTTTATTCGTAGCAACCTTTAGCGCAGTGTTAGTTCCATCACCTGTTTGAACATACACAGAAGAAGTACTAACACCATCATTTGCGGCGCTACTATTAATAAGCAATAACTGCTTATATGTTCCTGAAATTAGTTTTCCTGTTAAGTCTGTCATATTAGTTGCCAATACTCATCTGTTGAATCCCAAGTGGTTGCTACTTGATCCCATGTTAAATTTCTGCCACCTGTGTCAGGTCTAGGATTACGTATCGCAGGGTTGTCCCGAACATCAGGAATGTGATTTTGTGGGTGATTTTTTAAATCAAAGTTACCCTCAAAATCTGTTGGACAAACAATAAGTCCATAACTATTTTCTTGCATAACTCTGTGAGGATATACAAACCCACAGATGTCGCACATAGCTAGTGCGTTTTTATTACTTGCCATTACTTTTATTCCAAAGATCAAACAAGGTCTTTACTTTTTCTTTTATAATTTCTATATCACCGTGCATTTTAGCTAGTATAATAATTAAAGTAATTATTCCTAAAAATATAGGCCATGCTTGTATTATATGTTCCATGATTAAACATAACCAAGTTTAGGACGAACAAACATACTAGATCGTTCGCGGTCCTCCCGCATAGCTCTAGCTAGTGTTTCTTCATAATTAACTTTTAACATACTAATACGTTCAGCAGGAACTCCTGCACGTTTCATAGACATATAGTAAGATAGCCCTGCTGTTAGGCAAGGAAAAAATCTTTTAGGTAAATCAGCGTTTTGCTCTGCTGACTTATTAACATCTTGCAGTTCGCTAATTGTCTCTATTTTAAGAATGTCTGTAGAATTATCTGGAATAGGCCAAAGAGATAATGTAGGATTATCACGACCTCTACGAATAGAATACTGTGATGGTCGGCCTGTCTGTGTTTTATTAGGTATTAGTAAATACTCTTCAGGAGAAACGCGCTGTAACTGTAAGTCTGTGCTATCTCTATTTAACACTACTTCAAGAGCATCAATAGTTGTAGAAGAAAGATCATAAGCAGTAGTAGAAGCCGTTACAGTTAAAGAAGATACACCAGTACTCCATAATAGTATACCACGGTTTTGCCAATCTTTCAACATAATATTTATAGAACGACGCGCAGACGCTGGTTCGTGACCGAGAGTATCTTCACCCCCAATCATTTCCATTGCTTCCTGAATAACCTCGTCAATATCAAGATTAAAATTATATGTACCCGATACAGCCATTATGTTTTCCTATATCTTTTAACCTTACGTGCAATACGCTTCGGTTGTTTTGAGTATTGCTTCCCCGCAGCAGTCGCTTTTCTCTTTGCTCTCGTGGTCGCAGCATATTCTTTTGACGACAGAGCTTTGATTGCCTTCTCTGGAAGATACCTTTCTCCCGTTTTGCTGCTTGGCTTCCCTGACTTTGTGCGCCATTTTTGTTTGCTCCACTTTGAAAGTTTATTACTTTTTTTCTTTTTACCTTTGTAACCGCCACCAGCGTCTTTATAATATTTAACTGCAAGCTGCATAGCTCTAGCAGAATGTTTACCACCCATCTTAGCTTTAGCTCTAGCTTTTGCCCTAGCCCATTTAGCAGGATCACGTTTTGTAGCTGTACTAGCCTTACGTTTTTTTCTTACAGCCATTTATTTAATTCTATTCATTAAAGCATTTTCAATTTTAGGTAGTAATCTAATTCCACAATAGCCAACAATAAATGCTAAAGCAATTGCAACAGTATCATTAAAACCCCAGTATGCCATAGCAGCAGGAATAAAAAACTCTGCTGAAATCCAACCAACAAGAATAGCTAGAATAATATCTTTAGCTGCTTCCCAATTCCATTTACGTTTTGTTAGTACATTAGCTGCGCCGCCACATCCGCTTGCGAATATACAGCATAGCTTACCTCCAAAAGTTGCGATTGCCCATTCCATGCTTGCCTCACTTTGTATGTACTTTTTGAACTTCAAAGCTTGCTTTTTTGGAAGCACCCTTATGAGGAGTGTATCCACCGCGAGGATTTTTCATAAGTTTAAAGCCCTTACCAGACTTCATCCAGTGAAAACCTTTAGGAGCATCTACTGCTTTTTTCATATCAACCTCTTTTCTTTATACCGCGAACATACTTCTGGGACTTAGGTGGTCTTTTTTTAGAACCACTAGGGCCAGCCCAAAAAACTTTATTGGCCCAAAAAGCTGCACTTGTTTTTCCCTTGGCAATGTTCTTACCATGTCTAGCCTTAAAAGATTTACGTGCTTCGGGAGAATAATTATGTCCCATTTTTTGATCGCCAAAACGAATAATTTTAATACGACCTTTATCACGCACAGCAACCACAGCTTTTTTAGTAGGATGCTGTGGTGTACGCTTTGGTTTATTTAATCCACTTAACTTATAGCGTTTCAGTTTATTTTTTTCTGAATCAGTTAAAGACATTATTTTTTCCTACAATAAGTGTTCTTATATTTTTCTAGCATATA